TGAAACCGATTTCTGGCATTGGGTGGCATCATGGGCAGCTTGCCTTTCATCGCCCGAGGATATTGGCTATGACGGCTCAAAATACGTCTTGCCAAAACTCAATATTGATTCGATCACCGTATCAGTTGACGAATCGGCAGGCGCTGATGAGGGCGAGCTTTTCCGCAACCCCGAATTGAACGCGACAAGCATCCATCGTGAAATGCGCATTTCATGCCCTGAGCGATGCAGGGAAGCAGCGCAGCTGGTCGCATCAAATAATGAGCCGTGGATTGTATGGTGCAATACCAACTACGAGGCGGACGAACTGGCAAAGCTCATTCCTGATGCGATCGAAGTCAGGGGAAGCGATAGTGCTAAGGACAAGGAAAGAAAGCTCGATGAGTTCAGCGATGGAAAAGCGCGAGTCATCATCACAAAAGCGGGAGTCGCAGGCTACGGCTTAAACTGGCAGCATTGCGCCAATGTCGTATTCGTGGGGCTGAATTACTCTTTCGAAGACTTCTACCAAGCATTGCGCCGTTCTTATCGCTTTGGGCAAACCAAGCCCGTGAACGCATACATCATTCAAGGCAGCACGGAAGGCGCGATTCTTTCCGTGGTGCAACGCAAAATTGACCAGCATAAAGAGATGCAAGAAAAAATGAAAATTGCAGCGAAAGCATTCCGAAACGAAACTGACAAAACACTGATTATGAAAGATGACATCACAATACAGCAGGGCGATGGATGGACGGCGGCACATGCCGATTGCGTTCGATTCGCAAAAACATTGCCGGACAACAGCGTGGACTTTTCAGTCTATTCGCCGCCGTTTGCATCGCTTTACATCTACAGCGCGGACTCGCAGGACATGGGAAATTGCGCGAATGATGAGGAGTTCATGCAGCATTACAAGTTCTTGATTGCGGAGAAGCTGCGCATCACAAAGCCAGGTTGCCTAAGCGCCGTGCATTGCAAGAATCTTGTGAACTATGCCAACCGTGACGGCATGGCGGGAATGCGTGATTTCCGTGGTGAGATCATCAAGGCGCACGTTGAATTAGGTTGGGCGTATCATGCCGAGGTGACAATCTGGAAAGATCCGGTAATCGAAATGCAGCGCACCAAAGCGCAAGGATTGCTATACAAGCAGCTGCGCCAAAATAGCAAATACACCCGCACTGGCATGGCTGAATATCTGATGATTTTCCGCAAATGGGGCGATCCAGATGAAATGAAAGAAAACCCCGTGACGCATACTCACGAATCATTTCCGCTCGACCAGTGGCAGCAATGGGCATCACCCGTATGGATGGACATTAAGCAAACGCGAGTTTTGAATGTCCGCGCTGCCCGTTGCCCTACCGATGAAAAGCATTTATGTCCTTTGCAGTTAGATGTAATTGAACGCGCAGTTACGCTATGGAGTAATGAGGGCGACTTGGTTTATTCGCCGTTTACTGGCATCGGCAGCGAAGGAGTCGGAGCTTTGTCATTGAATCGCAAGTTCATCGGCAGTGAATTGAAGGAGTCTTATTTCCGCCAAGCGTGCGAGAATCTGCGAAATGCGAAAGCGCAGTTGACGCTATTCTGACAAAAAAGCGCGGTGAAATCGCAAGAAAGTAGCCGCGCAAACCCTTGATAAATCAACAAAAACGAAAATAGTTGAAAAACTTTCGAAATCGCTTTACATCGAATACGTTTCCGCTATGTTTCCCCTGTCGCCGCGAGTGACCAACACAAACCAAATCAGAATATGATTGTAACACGACCTAAATTCAAAAAGCATTCAGAATACCTTGGAAAAACCATTTACAAGCGCGTTGCCAATACCGGCACAAGCGGAGGATCGTGGATGGTTGATTCCGTAATATATCAGACTCTCGCCAATGCAAAAATGGCAATCGAATTCTACAGCAAGCAAACTTTGCAATTCTAACCAACCAAACACCATGAACAAACTAAGCATCCCAGCCCTGCCACTGTCGCAGGAAATCAAAGCAACCAACACGCGCCTTGACCAAGTCAAAGCGGAAATCGAAACCTACACCAAGCCAGATCCAGCGCAGATGTTTGCGCTTTACGCAATCGGCGTCGTAAGCGGAATCATTATCACGATCATCGCATCGTTTTTTATCATCTCACCTAACTAATATTATGCAACCAGAAACAGAAATTACCAAACCAACAAAACCGCGCACGCTGAAAACCCTGCTATCCGAAGACAACGTGAAGGCGCAATTCGCCCTTGCGCTGCCGAAACACCTAAGCGCAGACCGATTTGCCCGTGTTGCTATCACGGCACTCACACGCACGCCTAAGCTCGCAGAATGCACGCCCGAGAGCTTCATGCGTTGCTTGCTTGACCTGAGCGCATTGGCATCGAGCCAGACGGCAGACGGGCGCATTTGATCCCCTACGGCAAGGAATGCACCTTGATTCTCGACTACAAGGGCATTGCCGAGCTTGTCATGCGCTCCGGCACAGTGGCAAGCATCCACGCTGACAAGGTATGCGTAAATGACGCATTCGAGGTTGACCGAGGGCGCATCGTGACGCACAAGCCAAACTATGCGGCAGATCGTGGCACGCCTTACGCTTACTACGTTCTGATCACATTCAAAGACGGCAGCGAGAAAAGCGAAGTCATGACACGCGACGAAATCGAGGCGATCCGCAAGCGTTCGCGCTCAGGGCAATCTGGTCCGTGGGTTAGTGACTTTGACGAAATGGCAAAGAAGACGGTTTTCCGCCGCGCCTCAAAATGGTTGCCCTTGTCGCCCGAGATTCAAGACGTAATCCGCAAAGAGGAAGAAATCGAATTTACGCAGGCGCGCAACGTAACGCCTGTAATGCGCGAAGAACGCATTGACCCGTTTGCAATCGAAGCCACAGCGGAAACGGAGGTGCAGCCATGAGCGAGCCTACCTACCGCGAGAACCGCAACTGCGGCGTATACTTCGCTATCTATCCGACTCACTACGTCAAGCTGATCAAAGATGTACAGCGAAACGAATGGACGCACATGATACGCGTGGCCTACAATCGGGACACAGTCGACATGTATGACGATGTTCACTGGGCCGAGAGCGAACAATTCACCGAAGGCCGTCCCGATCGCTTCTGGTCACTACTGAACGACGCAGTCATCTACCTCATGAAGAACTACCATAAACCTCTACAAACATGCGATACCCTATTCAAGACGTCAGTATAGACGCACTCCAAAAGTTCCAGGCACGGCTCAATTCAGAGCCTGCACTGGAGTCGGTCGAGCTCACACCGGATAAAAAGGCGAGCACTGTGGTCATCAGTCACATCGAGATGACACTCGACGAGATGTACTTCGGGCAGTGGAAGACAGAAAATTTCAAGTGGCACATGATAGCCAACGAGGTGCAGGCATCACTCGAGCTCGTCGTGGTGCATCCAGTAACCGGCTACGAGATCAGACGCACCGGTGCCGCTTCTGTGGTCATCATGGTCGACCGCGTTCCGGACTCAATAAAGGACGATGCACAGCTCCGCAATCAGTGGGCACTGTCTCCATCGAATAAGAAGCCGAACGCTCTCGACATGGCCTTCCCAAAGCTCAAGGCTGAGTGCTTGAAAAACGCAGCACAGAGCCTCGGCAAGGTATTCGGACGCGATCTGAACCGGAAGAACAAGGACACGTACAAGCCCTACAAGATCAGCCGGAAGGACGTCCCTATCACGAAGCTACCAGAGCACACGATGACACTCATCGAGCAGAGCATTCAGAAGGGAGAGGACGAGTTCGAGATTCGGCAGGCTATGGAAGAGCTCGCCGAGCTGATCAGTCCGGAGCAGAAGCAACACATCGAAAACCTATTAAGCCAGAAAGCACATGAATAAGTACACAGCCGACGTCCTCCAGCACGCACAAGGAGCGAGACAACAGTCAGAAGCATGGGAAAAAATGCGCCTCGGGAAGTTCACCGCGTCAACTATCGTCGACCTCATGTGTGAACCTCGAAGCAAGGCTGACCGGGAAGCCGGAAAGCTATCGGTAGCAGGTGAGCGATACGTCATCGAGAAGGCCATGGAGATTATCACTGGTGAGTCACACGATCACGCCTTCGGCCGAGCTATCGACTGGGGTAACGAGTGGGAAGAGCACGCACTGAAGGAGCTCCACAAACAGCTCGAGATCGATACCGGCGCAGAGGTGCGTATGGTCATGAAGCCTGCCTTCAAGCTCTTCAACGAGTACGCTGGATGCTCATCGGATGCGATCATATACGACCGCGAGATGGATCCTCTACTCATCGTCGCGATGAAGTGCTCATACAACAGCATCACGCACTACTATCATAGCCTGGTGACTGATGGCGCGAGTCTGAAGAAGGAGAACGACGAGTACTACTGGCAGGTGCAAATGAACATGCTCGTGCATCAGACTACGGCGGCCTACTTCGCGTC